CCTGGTCAGGTGCTTCTTAAGTATGCATATCCTTAGAGTAGTTCCAGCATCATCGGCAAATCCAAGCGACTCAGCGTCTCCGTTATAATGGAACTCATACACTGGTTTCATTTCTTTTCTCCCGGATCTTCTTAATGCGTCTTGCGCGAGTCCTAATCTTCCAGCATCTCTGCTCTTCTTTAATGGCAGCTAAAGCCAGGCAACACATAAAAATAACAAACAGTATTATCCCCCAAGCTAGTAGCAGGCCTAAAACCTCTGCTATACCGTTGAACGGATCAATCGGCGGTGTCTGATTTAACATTTTTTAACTCCTCTAAAAGCCTTTCAAATGTATCCTGGTCGTCCTGGGCCATATAAGCAACAAAGTATTCCAGTATGCCAATGTAACTGCCCTGTGTGCCAGGCCACGTTTCACCGTCTGCCAAAAGCTCTTTGGTGCGTCTATGGCCAGCAGCACTTAACCTTCTCAAATCACTAATCATCGTCACCCTCCATTAATTCTGCATATTCCTCTGACCACTCACGAGCTACTTTATTGTCACTGTAGTCGTAAATAATCTCGTCAGGCTCCTGCGTATATTCATGAACAAAAGCGAAGTGTGCAGCATACTCAAAGTTGTATTCAGAGTAACCTTGATTGCCAGGTATATACCCTCGCTTACCCAAAACTATACAGCCGATATCACCGGCTTCAGATGCTTCTACAGCCAGCTTGTAGTCATGGCCCTCATACTCCAGCTCATCTTCCACTTCAACCTGGACAACATAGCCATTAGTAATGGCCCAATCAATTAAATGCTTGTGCGCTTCCATTAGAAACTCCTGTATGCCATTAGTGTGCCAGCGTCGTGTGGCTCGCAGTGAAAGCCATGCTTATCTAACATAGCAACCAGGTCGGGGTGATACTTTTCACCATCCATAGACCAGTAGTCATACAAACGCATACCGTCTGGGGCGCACTCACCTTCCATGCGAAACCAGATAGCATCCTGGTCGGTCTTCTCCTCACCAGTCCACTCGTTGTAGGTTACAGCGTTGCATCCTGGGAATGCTTTGTTTAGGCGCTTACAAAGCGTAGTTGATCTTGTCTTAGGCATCTTGAAAAACCTCTGTCTCTTTGAATGAGCTACTATTGTATCAAAACTGTATACATTGTCAACTTTCTCCAAGTCTTTTTTTCTGCTCTTTGACCTGGGCCTTTAGCTCTTCATGGTGCTCTTGGATTTCGTGCCTGTAGAATTTTTTAGGCGGCAGTTGTGTAAGCTTTTTCATAGCGTCCAGGCGGCGCTGTCCGTATGTGTCAATAATATACATTCTGTAGGCGTCGTTGATAACTGGGTCGCCCATCATCATATTGCATCTTTTGCATTGTGGATGACAGTTGCCGGAAAACAGCTTAAGCCTGGTGTGTCGCCTAGAGAAGTAATGACCTCCGTCCATGGTTTTGTAGTGGGCCACTCGACCGCAAGTGATACAGCTAACATATCCGTTATCATCGGCTGCCTTCATCCGAACTAATTTCTGCATTGTGACTGCAGCTTTTTCTATCTCACCAGCAATTGTTAGCTTTTTTCTCTTGGCCATTAGTGTGCAGTCTCATTAGATGGTAATGGAATTACACACTCATCAGGCACTGCCAGGTCGCATTTACCGCATAGACCGTATGCCGCATCGTCGTCACCAAGCCAATACTGCAAGGGCTGGCTACAGTCTTCACAGTACAGTCTTTTTAACGTAACAGTCGGCTTTGGAAAATCAATCACGCTCATCGTCGTCCTCGCGCTGGGTTAGCATCTCGAAGCTATCCAAGTGATTATCGTCAACATCCCTGGCTGTGTAAAACTCTACATACGAATTGCATTTAGGGCAGCTTAAATTGGAAACCATAAAAAACTCTTCATGGTCTTCAACGTCATGGTCGCCACCCCAAATTAGCTCTGTACCGCAGTTCCAGCATTTCATTTCTCAACCTCCACCTTTATTTTTACTCGCGAATCTTCGCCGTTGTCTTTGTGGTATACCACTGCTGTCATAGAACGCTCTGCACCGTATCCTGAGTCGCTGTGCCATTGGTCCGTAGCTGTTAGGCTGCCCCAGTGCTCAAAATGCATAGAGCCAACTTCTCTGGCGGTGTGGTGGTGAATATGCCCAAGATGGCAGTATCGGTTCTTAGACTCTGCCCATTCGTCGTCAAGGTTCTTAATCACCGTCTGTAAAATCTGCTCATGCTTTATGCGGTCGCCATGGTGGAACACGAATAGATTGTTGTGCCACTGGTAAGATATAAACTTGCTGTAGTTCTGGACAATCTCAACCCTTGGCTCTTTGCTATATAGCAGCTCCAGGCAGCTCGATAAGTGACAAGCCATATCGTAGTCATGGTTGCCGCGCACATTAACCACAACCACCTTTTGATGGGTCTGTAGCATCTTGTCGATTAGGATATTGAACAGCCTGCCTGCTAACTTAAATGTCTTGCCAATGCGCGTGTCTACGTCTACTGGCGTTCCCTTAGTTGTAGTATTAAAACTACTATCAGCGTGGAAGAAATCACCCACGTTAAGCAATACGCCTGTGCTGGCATTCCCTACGCGGTTGGCTAGTCGGTCGGTGGCATCAATCAGAATCTCAGTGGCAATTTTTATATCCCAATCATCATCATCAACTTTAGATTCGCTGTCAGCCAACATACCAAAGTGGTGGTCGCCAATCATATACATAGCAAGGTAATCATCAGAGACTTCTACAGGTGTAGATGACTTTCTTTTGAACCCATCAAGGTCTTCTTTAATGCCTTCAATCATCAAGTCAAGGCGCTGCTTCATGCTTTTCTTTTGCGGCTCTTGGATTACCCATTGCAGGGCTACAGAGCCATCTTCTTTATATGCAGTAGATACGCGCTTGGCATCAAAGCCTTGCATAGTTTCTTTATCGACGTTTAGGTGTGGTGCAACTGCCTTTGTAGCGGCTTTTTCTTCTAGTCTTTGTAAAAGTTTATCAACAGCTCGTCTATCTATTCCCAATTGCTTAGAAGCTTTATTGTTTGATCCGCATGAAACTACTGCGGCTAATACTTCACGTTGCCTCTCGGTTGTTGCGTAATTATAAAGAATTGATGGATCGACTTTAGACATATGTTACCCCTTGTTGTCTTTAGATGGAAAAAGAACATAAACATTGTTTTTAGATCGTTTCGCCAAGCTATTGTGCATCATTTCATAAACTTTTGTAACTTCATGGCTTTTTAGCTTCGCTGTAGACTTAACAGACGGGTATAAAGCTAACTGTATTGGCCTCCAAATTAGATTTTTGACTGAATCTTGAGTCCACTCAACTTCGACCAAGTCGTCATTGTCACGAAATATATCGCATTTAACGTATTGATACATTCCACAGTTATTTAGAGAGTTAGCTACTAACGTGCAATATTTGTGCAATGCAGATTGTTGTTTTCTGCTAAGTAAATCGCCATGCTTCCAATAAAAAGTAGTGTATTTATTGTTGTCAAAATTATCACTAACAAAGCCTTTAAAAAACTCTAAGGTTGCTTTTGAGTTGACACAATATTGATCGCCGTGAATCAAGTAATCGTTCATAATTTCATCCTCAACCATTTGTCAGACAATCTTTCTTCATGAGTTTCCAACTGCGGTACAGCTTCTTTAACTCTAGGATTGTTTGAATATTTCCCGTCAGGTGCGCGCAAGTCATTATCACAAACTATGTCTTTCATTTTTATTCTTCCCCACATAGTAGAGCTGTCTACGCCAGCAGCATCAGCATAATCAGCCGCAGTGTATGACTTACCCGTAATTAGCTTTGGATGACTGCCAACAAATTCCCAACTAATAGCACCTTTCCGCTCTTTAAATTCGTACAAATGCTCATCTTTTACCAAGTCTGTGTAGCGCAATCTATTTCTAAGTGCGCCTGACTTAATTCCAGTGTGTTCTGCTATTTCTCTAACAGTCCAAGCCTTATTTAAAAGCTCTGGAAACCTTTGACCTTCATAAAAAAACTTTAGCATTGCCTATCCCCTTGTAGGTTCATCGCCGCCATCAAAATAAAAGCCGCGTGTAGTTAAGTAATATTGTTTTTGTGCTTCTCTTTCAATCCCGTCTAACCAGGTTACGTCTGTTAATGAGCAATCTAACGTCCTGCCCCTTATTGAATCATTGGTTTTATTAGTAGATGCCGATGCTGGTTTATGATTTGCGGCATAGGGTGATAATCCACCTGTTGATTTAGTTCTTGCTAACCATGAACCAATAAACTTTTTCATACCTACCTTTGTTTTCCGTTTAGCTGCGTTTGTAAATAGCCACATCTGCATTGCTTTGCATTCTGTGCGCACCAAATCATCACCGTATGCCTCAATATAAACTTCATATTCACCATCTGGTATTTCGTATTCATCGCCATTCTTTAGTAGAAATTTCATTTTCCCCCCATGTAGTATTTAGCCACACTGCACTTCTCTAGGTAACGGTTGTACACGTTAATACGATCAGACTCTATCGGATAACCTTCTTGTTTTAGCTCGTATATCCTAGTAGCTAACTGAGTAACACCAAGCCTGTCGTAAGCTTGTAATGATGTGATCGTGTTACCGTTTTGGAAGTGTTCCAGTAATCTCTCTTTTTGACTCATTGCTCACTCCTTTGGTTCGGCTTCGCCTCACCCGTATGTGTTTAAAAGGTTTGTTTCTATATGTATACAAAGTGCCATAAAGTGTACATATATATGTATACAAGGCGCATTAAAGTGTACATATACTTTTTGACAGATGAATTTACCCTTTTACTAGCAAAAGCTAATAATTTTGTAAAACTCATAAGGGCTATCGTATTCGTATCGGATATCCAACCTATCTTTAGTAAACGCCAATTTACTAAGGGGCTATGTCTGGAGGGTCAACCACGCTCTGACGTTTTATCTAAGGAGTTCGTCAGCCTCTAGCCCGAATACTGTTTTAAGAAGGAGTTGTTGAAATGGACAACATTGATATACTGCACCTTCTTGTTTCTCGCACGACAAGTATCGTTGATCCCTCAACGCTTGTAAAGCCCCCTTCGCGGGGGGCTTTCTTTAAAGCTTATTTATTACTTGGCTCAACCCAATCTTCAAGACCTAAAAAGTCATCAACCGTCATATCAAACAATGCACAGATATCTTGTATCTGATGGTACTTCATGTCTGGACGTTGACGCATAAGTCCTGCGACCTGGGGCGATACACCAAGTAGATTAGCCAAAGATACTGTCGTCATATCTTTCTTTACTTGAGCTATTTTTAAACATTTGCCTATATTTGCATATTTCATTTTATTGTCCTGTGGTAATGTAGGTGGGTAGATTCCCCTATCTACACTCTCCTAGTTGGTTTTCCCCCCTCGAAAGGGGGGGGTTTTTAGGCTAAAAGGGGATGTCATCATCCATATCAGCGGGTGCAGCGGCTTTAGCTACTGGTGCAGCAGATCCACCTTCTTTCTTTTGTCCTAATTGGACGCTTTCAATAATGCAGCAAGCTTGTGAGTTTTTTACACCATCTTTTTCCCACTGTTCCAAAACAAATTGACCTTGGACAGTGACTGGTGTGCCTTTTAAGACGTAAGGAGCAAGCTTCTCAGCTCGTTCGTTAAACATCTTGCAGTTGACCCAACTAGTTTTCTTGTTATCGCCCCAACCTTGAGATACAGCAACTGAAAAGCTACCGATTGCCTTACCATTAGGTGTGTTTCGTACTTCCATATCTTTACCGACATTACCTGTGAAAATCATGCTGTTAATGCTCATTTGTTTTTCTCCACTTCTAAATTAATAATATTTACAGCCTCTTGAACTTCTTTGGCTAGTTTTTTTATGTACTCTTCGTCACGTTCAACTCTAACAAGCACATGGTCTAACAGTGGATGAAACGCAAAAGCATCCCACCACTTTCTATCTGTGACCCACATACAACCTTGTATTTGCTGCCAATACTGTTTAACTAGCTCTTGAGGGTCACGCATATACTTCACTTGAGTGGCCCCTAGAGGACACTTGATTTCCAAACCACCTTCTTCTCCGATCAATCCGTCAGGAGAGCATCCATACTCACCGGCATCATTTGTTATAAAGCCATACTCATTAACGGTGTTATCAGTTAAAAATTCGTAGTTTTCTCGTGCAAGTGGTTCCATTTCTGTACCTCGAACCATTGCCTCGCTAGTGTGATGCTCTGTAAGTTCACCAGAGAGCTTTTCTGCAATTAGCTGATTAACATAACCAACTGATTGTGTACTTGGCTTACCTGTGCGCGTAATTAGCTTAGAGAATGCACTAGCAGAAGGGCAACCCAGGCGCGATCTTCTCCACGCCTCGGAACCTTGCTCATCTTCAAGAATAATCACTTATTAGCCTTTTTAGTTAAGGCTCCAAACGCTCTATCAAAATATTGCACTTGCAACTGATCTACAGTTGAGCAATTAAAAGCTGTACAGAATTTCTCAACATCACTTTTTGTAGATTCTAATAGTGTTTTAATTTGTGCTGCTTGTTCAGGTGTAATTGCTTGAGTAATGTCGCCACCTCTTAGCATTGCTGACTCTGCATCGTCATCTACCTGTGGAACGCCAGCCATAGCCGCTAAAGCATAGCGACGAGCATACGTCACGCATGAACCGCCAGCCTGTGGGTCTTTCTTGACCATTGGAAGAACAAAGTCTTGCTCCAACCATTGACCAGATTTGTGCATTAACCTAGTGGTCACACCCGCACCATTTTCATTACTAAGCGGGAATTGCACATAGCTCAAACCATTTTCTGCAAATGGCTTCTTAATCACTTGCATAACATCTGATAAATTGGCATAAGTTGACTTAAAGAATGGGTTATCACTACCTTTTACTGCTCCACCCATGTCTTTTTGAGCTAATCCAATAGCAGTTGCAATAAGTTCAATACTTTCACTTGTTTTCATTTAGATAATTCTCCTAATATTTGTTCCATTTCATACCTTGAACCATAACCACGGTAATAGTCGTTCGGCATACCTTTTCTTTCTTCATTACCCTGAAGACAATCCA